AGTGGGTTCCTGCCAAGATCTCTCTTGCAGCCATGAAAGTAGCTGCAATGGGCGCTTTTGGGTTCCTACTGTATATGATGCCCTCCTGGTTGCTTTTTGCTGGGATGATGGCTGTCAATGCTTTCTATGGGTACACTATGTCCAAGTACAACCTGAAACATGTGATCAAAGAATACTTTTGAGCCAAGGTAGCTCAGTACCGGAGAGATTGAGATGAAAGCTCATTTACGAAAACGAACAAAGCACTTACTCTACAAGCTTCTTGCTCTGGAGAATAGTGACATCAAGATCGATGCCCACATTCTCTTGAACGACATTGAGCAGGAAGAGGTCGAGGAGTTTCAACGTAAACTCTTCACAAGTGCAGCCAAACAATAAGACATAAAGCGGGGGTAGCTCAACGGAAGAGCATCTTGCCGCCAGCGAGAAAGACAGGTGTTCGAATCACCTTCCCCGCTCCAATTTCTATAGAGAAGATCATGCAAACTTGTGATCGGTGTGGTCGGGAAGAGTACGTCATGTACGTTATAAGGCCCGATCATGAGAAAGTCTGTGAGTTTTGTTATGTCGAGGAAATCGAAAGAAGAAAAAGAAAAAGCAAACAAGACCGAAGAGACTGAGGAGAAGTCACTACGAGAGGTCTTACTGGAACACGGTTTCAACTTCGAATCGAAGCTTGCCAAGGTCATCACCGAGTCTGATGAACTCAACGAAAAGCTTCACAAACGAGTCATGAATAACCGCTCCAGGGGCAAGATGAAGGACCGGGATCTGTTGCTTTACAAGAACAACAGACAGGATCTTATCGGTGCTTTGAAGACTCTCACTCAGTACATCTATCCGAAGCTCAAGACGGTCGAAACGGACCAAGGCCCAGGTCAGCAACCAGTGTTCAATATCAGCATTGGTGGCGAAGAGGCCGAAGAAGACAAGTCCGATGACACACCGTCTGACAATGTAATCTCTTTGGTTTCTGGAAAGTAAGCTATGTCGATGTTCAACTATTTTTCGAATCGAACCTTCAGTCAGGTTCATAAAGATCCTGCTCGATACCTCTTTATCAGAGGCCCAGTTGGATCGGGGAAATCTTCAGGGTGCATTTGGCACTGTGTCTTAAATGCCCTGTTGCAGGAGCCTGGAACTGACGGGGTTCGTCGGACAAAGTTTGCTGTTATCAGGGCAAGCTATCCACAGCTAAAGTCCACTGTTGTTCGGTCCTGGAAGGACTGGTTCAGGGACAAGCTGCAGATCACATACGACACTCCGATCAGAGGCTTTATGAGACTCCCCCACCCGGACGGCAGAACTGTGGTGGAAATGGAGTTGGTCTACATTGCTCTTGATCGAGAGGAAGAGATTGACAAGTTGCAGTCCTTGGAACTGACAGGGGCGCATATCAACGAGGCTGCTGAGATTCCTCAAGGCATCTTCCAGATGCTCAAGTCGAGGATCAATCGGTTTCCGACACCAGGAGATGGTGGGGCAACGAATCCTTTCATCATTGCCGACTACAATAGTCCAGACCATGAACACTGGCTGTACTATCTGGCTGAAGAGGTTAAGCCTCAGAAGCACAGCTTCTATCATCAGCCTTCAGCACTGAACTTGGTTCCTGAGAATGACCCAACGAGCATTGTTATTGATGCTGCTGGCAATCATTATGCTCTGAACCCTGGAGCAGACAATCTGGGACACTATCAAGGTACTGATCCAACGAGTCCCCCGGTCAAGAGTGCTGTCTGGGACAAGACCAAAAGCAAGTGGTGGGTGCCTCATTTGAGTCCGGATTACTATGTGGATATGTGTGCTGGAGCAGATGCCGACTGGGTAAACGTCTTTGTTCTGAACAACTACGGCATGGTCCGTAGTGGCAGACCAGTCTACAGGGACTACAACGATGCAGTTCATTGCAGCAAAGAAGAACTCAAGCCCCAGGCAGGAGTTCCGATCATCATTGGCGTTGACTGTGGGTTAACCCCTGCAGCAGCCTTTTGTCAGTACACTCCTACTGGACAGTTACTGGTCTTCGATGAGATCTGCACAGAAGACTGTTCGTTGCAGACGTTCTTCAACGATCTGGTTTGGCCCAAGCTCAGAAGCGAGTACAGCAACTTCAACTTTTATGTGGTCATTGACCCTGCTGCAGTCAATCGATCCCAGAATGATGCAAAAGCAGCATATGAAATGGTCAAGGAAGCAGGAATGCCTTATCGGACAGCGAAGACCAATGCTCTTCAGCCCCGTAAAGAGGCAGTCACCTACTTTCTAAGACGGCAAGGCGGCTTTGTGTTGTCCCCCAAATGCAAGGTACTTCGAAAGGGGTTTATCTCCGAGTACAAGTTTGAGCAGATACGGGCTGCACAGAGTACCGATATAATGTTCAAAGAGAAACCGGAAAAGAATTTCTTTTCACATATCCATGACGGTCTGCAATATGCCGCTTTAGAGGCAGCAGGAGGAAGAATCCGAGTTGCCATGAATAGAGCCAGTGCAGCTTCACAGACAGATCGTCGGCAATACACAAGACCGGCAGACAACACTGCTGGCTATTAAGGTTTACCAATGGCTGAGGACAGAAAAGACATATTGTTCAAACAATTTGACATGGCATCCAAGGCCGAAAAGGAAGAGTTCGATAGTGCCTTCGATGAAACTGTTGAGTCGGACAAGAGAGGGACTGAAGATGCAACCAGGACGCTTTTGCTGGAGTTTACCTCCCCGGTTGCTACGAGGCTCAACGAGTTGTTTACCCAAGTCGAAGGCAAGCGAAAGTCCTATGAAGACACTTGGCAGAAGGATCTTAGACAGTACAAGGGAGAGTACGATCCGGAAGTCTTGAATGCGATTCACCCGAAGCGTTCCAAGGCATACTTTAGTATCACCCGAACCAAGGTGAATACGGTGACTTCCCGGATGACCGACATCCTTTTCCCGGCAAACGGAGAGAAAAACTGGAGCATCCAGACCACTCCGATTCCGGAACTGAGTCCTGAGATTGTTCAGAGTATTGCTCTGCAGTACCAGGAAGCAACAGGACAGGAGATCACTGCAGAAGAGATCGAGGAGCAGATCGACAAGGAAGCTGACAATCGTTGCAAGAGCATGAGCAAGGAGATGGATGATCAGCTTTCTGAACTCAAGTACCGGGATATGATCCGCAATGTGATCAAGAGTGGAAACACCTACGGTACAGGGATCTTCAAAGGACCGTTGGTTACCAAGGACAAGAGCAAGAGATGGTTGCCTGGGCCGGATGGCGAATGGGTAACTGTCGAGATCGAGAAGCTCAAGCCCTATCTGGAGTTTGTCCCCCTGTGGGACTTTTACCCGGATATGTCGGTGACCGATATCAGAAATGCTCGATACGTCTTCCAACGGCATGTGATGCCTAAGCAGAAGCTATACAAGCTTTCCAAGAGGGACGATTTTAATGGTGGTGCCATCAAACAGTACATGAAGGCGTACCCTGATGGTGACTACGATGTGAAAAATTTTGAAACAAACTTGAGGAATATCAAGGCCGAGGACAGGACAGACGATGCTCTGACCAACTCGATTGACTCCTCTGAAAAATACGAGGTCAAGGAATTTTGGGGCTACATGAGTGCCGAGGATCTGATGGAGTGCGGAGTTACAAGCATCGGTGAGGAACACCGGGGCATGGACTTTGCCGCCAACATCTGGATTCTGGGAGACATGGTCATCAAGGTGATCCTGACACCAGAAGGCATCGAGTTCCCTTATTATATCTACTACTACGATAAGGATGAAACTTCGATCTTTGGTGAGGGAATCCCCTCTATCATGAGAGATGCTCAGTCCCTGTTCAATGCATCGATTCGGGCAATGCTGGACAATGCAGCACTGTCGGCAGGACCGATCATTGAGGCAAACATGGACCTCCTGGCACCCAACGAAGATCCCAACGATCTTTATCCGTTCCGTGTTTTCCAACGCTACGGACAGGGTGCGGATGCGACCTCAAAGGCAATCGGGGTCTATGAGATCCCGTCTTACACAAATGAACTGCTGGCTATGGTTCAGTTCTTTCAGTCCTCTGCCGACGAGATTACGGCAGTCCCCCGCTACATGTATGGGGACGAGTCGAACATGGGTGGAGCAGGAAGGACGGCATCTGGGCTTTCGATGCTCATGGGAGCAGCCAACACAACTTTGAAGGACCAAGTGAAGAACTTCGATGACGGTGTGACTAAGCCTTTTATCAAGGCTCTCTACAACTGGAACATGAAGTTCAATCCGAAACCGGATATCAAGGGTGACTTTGAGATTGTGGCAAAAGGCTCTGCATCCCTGATCGCAAAAGAGGTCCGGATGGAACAGTTGAACCAGTTCCTGATGCTGACCAACAATCCTGTGGATCTGGCTTACGTCCAGAGAGACAACATCCTCCGAGAGGTTCTCAAAGTGATGGACCTGGATGACCTTGACTTGATCAAGGACAAGAGGACTGTCCAGAAGGAAGAGAAGTTCCGACAGATCCAGCAGATGCAGGACCAGAAGTTCATGAAGGATCTTGAATTGATGAAGGCAATCTCTGGTGGTCATATGGAGAAACTCCTCCAGGAAGAAGACCCAGAGAAGGTCCAACAAATATTGGCTAAGGCAGAGCAAGAGATCGCTCAAACTTCTCAAAAGATTACAGGTTAAGCCATGAATAAGGAAGAACAAAGATGGTTGAAGAAACTCAATGAGCATTCTGCAACAGATTGCTTTAGAGCCTTCACCAAGCTGTTCGAAGCTTATTATGAGGAAGAGAAAGAGAAACTTGTTCATGCTGAGGATCAGAACCTGAAGGAGATCCAAGGCTCTGCCAGAGCATATAAAAAGCTTATGGGAATCAAGAAACGGCTTGAGTCCCTGAGAGAGACAAAGAGGTTCGATGGTGGGTACAGATAATTCTGGCCCGAAACTTTTCACTTCTGAAGATTGGGATACGGACTTCACGTTCTGCCCCAAGGAGGATTAATGCCTGAAGAGGACAAAACTTTTGACGATTTTTTTCAAGAAGCACTTTCCCAGGACAAGGATCTGGACAAGGGTGCTTCCGGCGATGACACCGCTGATGATGCCACTGGCAACGATGAAAATGCCGGTGAGGAAAAATCTCAGCAGAAACGAGAAGAGGAAGAAGGAAAATCAATTTTCCGCAGAGTCCCTGATGATGACGATGGCAAGAAAAAGAAATCTGAGAAGGACAACTCTGAGGAAGACGATGATTCGACCGACTACAAGTCGCTCTATGAGCAGACTAAAAGTGAACTTGACGAGGTCAAGGATCAGCTAAAGAAGGAGCAGCACAAGACTTCTTCTTGGCAAGGCCGTATCACAAAAGCCAACAGTCGAGCAGACGCAGCCGAAAAGAAAGCTGAACAGCTTCAGGCTGAGGTTGATCGGCTCAAGCAGTCTGGTTCTGGACAGGGAGATTCCGGGGAAGACCCGCTCACAAAGAATCTCACTGGCAAGGACAAAGAAATGCTTGAGGAGTTCCAGAGTGACTTTCCGGACTTTGTAGGTCCGATGAAAGCAATCTCTGCAGCTATGGCTAAGTCCATGTTGGCTGAAATGAAACCTTCTGCTTCCTCCGAAGATGCTGAGTCTGGTGCATCCAAGAAGCATCAGCAAGAAGACTATGATGAGGATTTCGAAGGCACAGGTGATGAATCTGAGGCTTCTGATCAGGATGCCGCCACTAAAGCTCATCTCAAGGCAATTGAGAAGGTCCATCCGGACTGGAAGGAGATTGCTCAGAGTGGGAAGCTGAAACGGTGGATCGATGGTCAGGACTTCTGGGTGAAGCGACAGCTTCTGGAAGTTGCTCAAAGAGGCACCGCCGATGAGGTCATCGAGATGCTCACAGAGTACAAGAAAGCACAAGGGATTTCTACAGGAGATGAGTCTGGGGAAGGCTCTGAAAACAATTCTAACGAGAAATCCGGGGGAAACTCCGAGGCAGAATCTTTCATGGCAGTAGAAGGAAGTCCGAGTTCTGGTCCTTCGAAAAAGGAGGAAAAGAGTCCAGATGACTTTGATTCTGGATGGGACGAGGCTGTGAAGAGTTAAAGAGTTAATTCCTCCGGAGAAAAAGGAGGAAAGTAAATAATGAGTATGAACACTTATGGTGCGCTGTCTCCGAGAACTGCGGCTTTTGTGGTCAAGGATCTGCTTGATCGAGGAATGCCCTATCTCTGCTTTGAGCAGTTCGGGCAAGCCAAACCGCTGAAACGGAACAACACCAAAACGATGAAGTTTCGCCGGTATTTTCTGGACCAGGGAGATTTCTCTGATCTGAGTACCACTGTTGATGGGGAAACAGTCTATCTGTACACCCCTGACGAGTATTTCCATACGGATGCCAACAGCTTCTTTGATCCTACCGCTAAGGAGATCACTGAGGGTGTCACTCCGAGTGCTTCCAGCCTGACCTATCAGGACTACGAAGCAACGCTTACTCAGTATGGTGACCGGACTGTGATCACTGACGTTGTGCAGGACACTCATGAGGACGATGTGCTGCAAGAAGCTATCGATATCCTTGGTGAGCAAGCTGCGATCATCCTGGAAAAGGCACGGTTTTATGTCCTTCGGGCAGGAGCCAACGTCTTTTACAGTGGCTCTGCTACTGCAAGGGCTGATGTTGAAGATGTCTTCAGTGCCGCTATTCAGCGGAAAGTCACCCGTTCTCTGAAACGGCAACTGGCGAAACCTCTGACCAAGAAGGTCAGTTCCAGTCCTGACTATGGGACCGAGTCTATTGCTCCGTCCTTTGTCGGCATTTGCCACCCGGACCTGGAGTATGACCTGAGTCAGGCTTCTGGCTTTGTGCCGGTCGAGAAGTATGGACCGACCAAGCCTTTTGAGAACGAAATCGGCAAAATCGGGGACTGCCGTTACATTGCCACTACCATTTGCGAACCGTGGCGGGGTTCCGGCTCTGACACAACCACTGGTGTCCTGAGTACTGGTGGAAGCTGTGATGTCTACCCGATCATCTATCTGGCAAGGGATGCCTATGGGCTGATCCCCTTGAAGGGTCGAAATTCCATCACTCCGATGGTCGTTATTCCGACTCCGAGTGA